ATGGGAGTCGGCATCGTGGCACATGCGGGGAGGATGCCACGGCCTGGCGAACAAGGCGTTCGACTGGGGCGGGATGCGGCGCCTGACGCGGCAGCCCGCCCCAGTCGGACACGACGTGGTCATCGTGTCGCGCCGGCCTCGCCCATCTCTGTGTCTATCCCGCTACCTGAAGCCCGCCGTGGTCCGGACGCTGGTAAACCTCTACCATGACGGCCTATTCAACAGGAGGTAACCCTTGGTTCACGCCGACCACGCATGGGTGTTCCTCACCGGGCAGACAAGAGCCGATTATTCGGCAGTGATCGTGGGCTGCCCTCGTTGCGGGCTGCTCAGGTCGTCCAGAGTGCCGACGCCTGACCACGAGCGGCACATCGATCTTTCAGGGACCTGCCCCGGCGAGCCCCAAGCACAGGACACTTCGCCCGTCAAGAAGGCCTAAGCGCCGCTAGCTCCTCCGATCGCACGGGCCAGCCGCTCCGCCGCGTCCTCCTGGAGGCCCGGCAGGACGACCCTGGACGCCGCCGTGCCCGACCGGATGCGGGCTCGGGCGATAGAGGGCATGGTCGAGAAGTCGCTGTCCGGGTTCGCCGACACCACCGCGTCATGACGGTCGGTCATCTCCCCGGGTCCACCCGACGCGGCGGCATCGCGACCGATCTCAAAGTGTCGCGCCCTGGACCGTGGCCAGAGACCAGCCCGAGTGGTAGATTCCCGCCGCACGGCCCTCCGTGCCTCCCGAGCGGGAGTAACTCAGCTGGCAGAGTGTCTGCTTCCCAAGCGGAATGTCGCCGGTTCGCCAGCCTCCCGCTCCATCTGCACCGCCAGAGGGGTGCCGTCGTCGTCGCGGTTTCAGTGGGCGGTACCGCCCCCGGCGATCGCGACCAAGGCCTTCCCGTTAGCCAGGGCCGCGCCCTCCGCCACCGAGCGCTCGAGTGTGCGGCGGGGTCCAGGACGGCATCGAGGCGAGCCCCGTAGGCCGGACTTCCTTGAACCTGGCACGCCAGGACGGCGTCTGCGCGGACGGGCCGAGCAAGCAGGCGGCGAATTCAGGGTTTCCTGATTCCGGTGCCACGAGGCAGGTGAAGTCTATCGTCCGAGCCACGCAGCCGACAGATGTGCCCGGACCACCCGCGGTCGTCGACTGTCGACTGGGAAGCGGGCACGGCGATCTGCTGGGTCAGACGGCACCTCCACTCGCGAGCGGGACAAGTGACCGCCGACGTTCGGGCTCCCAAACATCGGCCAGCTGTTGCTATCTGTGGCGACCTGAGTGATGTATAGGCGGCAGTCACCTGATGGGAGAACGCCGCCATGCAGCCCCAGCCCCTCGAGCTCGACCGAGCACCGCACCTCCGTCCTGCGCGTGAGACGGCCCCGCCCTCGTTCCTCGCCCGCACCCGGTCAGCGGTCCGTGACCGACTCCGCGGGGCGCTCGGTCCCGACGACGCGGGCCTGCCCGCCGCGGGCGCGGAGCTGACGGTCGGCGCTTTCCTCGAGAGCTGGCTGACCGAGGTCGCCCGAGTCACGGTGCGGCCACGGACGTATGCGTCGTACCGGTACGTCGTCCGGCTCCACCTGGCCCCGGCTCTCGGCGACCTCACGCTCGCGGCGCTCTCGCCCGCCGACGTCCAGGCGTTCCTGAACGCGAAGTCGACGTCGGGGCTGTCGCCGCGGACCGTCGGATACCTACGGGGCGTCCTGCGCGGGGCGCTCGGCCATGCGGAGCGGACCGATCTCGTTACCCGCAACGTCGCCCGCCTCGCCCGACCGCCCCGCATCCCGCGCCGCCGGGTCTCTCCGCTCTCGGTGGAGCAGGTCCGCACGTTCGTCGCTGCGATTGCAGGCGACCGACTCGAGGCGCTCTATCTCGTGGCCCTCGGGGTCGGCCTCCGGCAGGGCGAGATCCTCGGGCTGCGCTGGCCCGACGTTGACCTTGTGGCCGGGACGCTCACGGTGCGCCACGCCCTCGCCCGAATCGAGGGCCGGCTCGTGCTCGTCGAACCGAAGTCCGCGACGAGCCGGCGCGTCGTCCCGCTACCGGCGTTCGTGCGCGACGCCCTCGTCGCCCATCGCGCCCACCAAGCGCAGGAGCCGCTGCCCGTCCGCCCGGCGGCGCCCGACCCGTTCGCGGACCTCGTGTTCACGACGACCCACGGGACGCCGCTCGACGGGATCACGATCACCCGACGCTTCCAACGCATCCTCGCCGGTGCTGGCCTCCCCCACCAGCGGTTCCACGACCTGCGGCATGCCTGCGCCTCGCTCCTCCTTGCCCAGGGCGTGCCTGCGCGGGTCGTCATGGAGACGCTCGGGCACTCGGAGATCAGCCTGACGCTCAACACGTATAGCCACGTCATGCCTTCGGTCGGGCGGGAGGCGGCCGAGCGGATGGATCAGCTGCTCGGGGCCGGCCAGGATCGGGGTCGTGACGCCCGTCAGAAGCCCTGACCGCTGACGAATCGCTCCGGGGAGCAGGCGGCCTTCGAACCCCAACTCCTGCGATCAGCGCCGGGCCGACGTGAAGGAGAACTCGACGCCCCCGAGGTCGGCGCCGTAGACGGCCGCGTCGACGAGGTCGTCGTGGTCGGCATTCGGAAATGCGATGGCCTGGCCTCGTAGGCCTAGAGCCCAGGAGCAACCCGGAGGTGGAAGACTGTGACGGCCTCGTAGCGGGCAGCGAGGGCGCTCGCCCGGGACACCTTTTCGCGGTCCGGGCGGACGGGCCGGGCCGGCAGGCACATTCCCGCAGCAGCTCCCGCGCAAACGGGCCCTGGAAAGGCGACCGTTTCGATGTTGCGCGGTCAGCGCGCCGTGGGCCGTCGGGTGGAGCCGTGGCCCGTCATGCCCGCGCGCTCGTGTAGTACAACTCCGTGCCGCCGAGGTCGGCCCCGTAGACGGCGGCGTCGACGAGGTCGTCGTGTTCGCCGTTGGGGAACGCCGTGAGCTCGGCCTCGAGCTCGGCGAGCCCGGGGGCACCCTGGACATGGAACACCCTGCCCGCCTCGTAGCGGGCGGCGAGGGCCCGGGCCCGGGTCTCCTTGTCCCGGTCGGGGTAGACCTTCCTCGCCGGCAGCCGGGTGTTCGCGAGCATCTCCATCACGAACGTGCTCTGGAACGTGCTCGCCTCGATGTTGACTGCGGTGAGGAATCGCGGGACCTCGGGGACGCCGCGGGCTCCGGGCCAGGAGGGCGGCAGGTCGCGCACCGGCCACAGCAGGCGCGGTCCCAGGGCGAGCTCGCCCGTCACGGGTCGCCCGTCCGTCCCGAACCCTGTGAGCCAGGCCCGGTGGCCGCCGTCGAGCCGTGCCCGCCAGGCGCCGAACAGGTACAGGTTGTTCTCGGCGTCCTCTGCCCACTCGACCGCCGCGGTGTAGTCGGCGCGCTCGCCGGTCGAGGCCGCGAGGTCCACCCCGACGCGGTGTGCGCTGCGCGGCACCTGGTCCGCTGCGATGGTTGTGAACCACTCCCGGCGGACGATGTTGCCGCCCATCCCCCGGGGGTCGTTCTGGTACTGGAGGTCGAAGATCGCGCTGCTGAGCTCGATCCGCTTGGCGAGGAGCTTGTCGGCGGGCCAGTAGGCCGGCCAGAGCGCGGCACCGTCGGGGTCGAGGGCAGCCCGCAGGTGGACGGGCCAGCCCCGCGCGGCGAGCTCCGCGTACCAGTCGTCCTCGTGCCAGCGGGTGCCGAGGACGATGATCTGCCCCGTCGGGGTGAGCATCGGCTCGATCACCGACCAGAAGCGCTCGGACGCCGCCCGGCGGGCGCCGGCGGTGGCGCAGGCGTCGCGCCCGACGAGGTCGTCGCACAGGAGCAGGTCGAAACGGGGTCCGGGCTTGAAGCCCGCGAGCGAGCCCGCCCGCACGGTGGCGTCCTTCTCGACGTACGCCTCGGCCCCCGCCACCGTCCAGGCCCGCTCGGTCCACTTGGCGGACTCGACGCCTGCGGCCGCCCAGGGGAAGACCTCGGCGAACCGCGCAGACGTGACGAGCGCCCGGATCGCGCGGGAGCGGGCGATCGCATCGGGCTCGGCCGCCGTCGCGATGCCGATCTTGCACCGGCCCCGGGTCACCCCGATCCGGCGGGCGAGGTGGTGGACCGCGGCCGTCGTCTTGGCGTGGCCACGCGGGAGCAGGAGCACGCTGCGGGAATGCGACGCGGCGAACGCTGCCGCTTCCCGCAGGTGCGCCGGGAACCGGAGGTCCGAGACGTACTCGGCGAACGCGCCGTCGTCGACCGCGGCGATCTCGCGGACGAAGTCGCGGTACGTCATGCCGGGCCTCCGGGGGATGCCGCGGCGACCCGTGCGGCCGCTTCGGCGCCGAGCGTCGCCGCCCACGCCGCTTCGCGCTGTGCCTGTTCGAGCGGGCTGAGCCCGTCGAGCGGGTGCGGGGCTGGTGCGGCCGGCACGTCGGCGCTGGCCCGGACCTGCCTGGCGGCCGCGCGCTCCGCCCGGCGCTCGATCAAACCGAGCAGGTCGCTCGCAGCCCGCCAGTCCTTCGACGCGGCCTGGGCGATCTGGCCGACGAGGCGGACCTGCGCGTCCGCCTCAGCCTTCTCGACCTGGGCCCGGAAGCCGGGCTTCGTCCCCATCCAGCGCAGCGCCGTGGTCCGGTTGATCTCCGCGTAGGCCGCGGCCGCCTCTCGGGAGACGCCGAGGCGGAGCGCGTTGAGGTAGACCTCCACGCGCGCCTCGGTCGCCTTGGTGGGGCGGCCCATGGCTAGCAGCGCTCCGCGACGAGACCCGTGTATGCCTGCCAGCGTTCGAGCGCGACTTGGGCGTACCCCGGGTCGAGCTCCATGCAGAACGCTCGGCGACCCTCGCGCTCGGCGGCGATCAGGGTCGTGCCCGAGCCCGTGAACGGGTCGTACACGTCGCCCCGGTGGTTGCGCAGCGGGCGGGCCATCACCTCGACGGGCTTCTGGGTCCCGTGGGGGGTGATCGCGTCGTCGCTCGTGCCGCGGGTGGCGTGGACGGTCGGGACCTCCCAGAGCGTGGTCTGGGTCCGGTCGCCCCGCCAGTCCGCGGTGGCTCCGTCGCGGACCGCGTAGTAGCACGGCTCGTGCTGCCAGTGGTACGCACCCCGCGACAGGACCGGGGAGGGCTTGGCCCAGATGATCTGGCTGCGGATCGCGAAGCCGGCGGCGGCGATCCCCTCGGCGACGACGCCCGCGTGGAGGCCGCCGTGCCAGACGTACAGGATGTCCGACGGCGAGAGGGCCCAGGCCTCACGCCAGTCGGCCCGGTCGTCGTTGAGCACCGCACCCGAGCGTCCGTGGCCTTTCCGCCAGGTCGGGTCGTACGACACGCCGTAGGGCGGGTCGGTAACCGTGAGCGCGGGCCTCGCGCCGTCGAACAGGCGGGCGACATCGTCCGGGTTGGTGCTGTCGCCGCACGCGAGGACGTGGCGTCCCAGGCGCCAGCGGTCGCCGCGGGCGACGTACGGGTCGGCCGGGACCGCCGGGACGTCGTCGGGGTCGGTCAGGCCGTCGGTGGGGGTGGTCACCGCCAGGCTGTCGAGCAAGGCGGCGAGGCCTTCGTCGGTCACGGACAGGCCCGCGAGCAGCTCGTTGAGGGCCTCCTGGTTGGCGGTCGCCATCGCCCCGATCGGGTCGAGCGTGGCGAGGACGAGGCGCTCCTCGTCGGGGTCGAGGTCGACGTACAGGACGGGGATCGTCGGCTCCTTGCGCGCAAGGGCGAGGGCAACCCTCGCGTGGCCGTCGATGACCCACCCGGTCCGGCGGTTCACGAGGACGTGGCGAACCCAGCCCACGGTGCCGAGCGAGCCTGCCAGGGCGGCCCGCTGGGCTTTCGGGTGGATGCGCCAGTTGGCCGGGTTCGCGGCGAGCGATGCCGGGTCCTCCGTCCCGGTCCCGACGATCCGGGTGCGCCAGCGTGCGGCGGATGCGGCGGTGTCGGGCGAGGCTCCCGTGGCGGGGATTGCGACGGTGGTGGTCGAGGGTGCGGTCATGTCCTACTCCTGCCTGGTGCTCCTGGTACGGGTTCCGATGGGGCGCTCCTGCGCTGTGTTCTCAACTGTCGCGGCGTTCGTCCGGCCGGTCGAGGGGGGTGCGATCTGCGGATACTCCGAAGGTGGCGGGTCCGGGTCCGTCCCGCGACCGGTGCATTGACCGGCGGAGCGGGCCCGGAGGAGACGTTGGGGAGCCGCGGTGTTCATGTCAGCAGTTTCCAGGTGCCTGTCGATGGGGTCCGCTGCTACATCGACCACGTGCCGGGTCTGGCGGGTTCTCGTCCGAGCCGCGACGCATCTGGCCGCCTCGTGCTCACACCCGCCCACCGCTATGCGATGGGGACCATCCCCGTGGTCAACGACATCCGACCCGTGTCGAGCGAGCCCACCGGGGCATCGCGCTGATGGCGCGGATGGACCCGCCAGTTCGACCGGTCGGCCGCGAGATCCCGCGGCGCCGCGGTCGCCGCCCAGACGATCCGGTTGCGCCAGCGGGCGGTCCCGGCCCCGGCGTCGGGCCTCTTGGCCTCCTCCACGGCATCGCGAGTCATCTGCTCGATTGTCATGCTGGGCCCCTGTTCGTCGTGCCTCCACCACCGGCGCGGTGCATCCGCGCCCACATCTCACAATGGGCGAAGGGCGACGGAGGGTCTATGGCGGCAACTGCTACACCAGCCACGGACGGGACCGGCGGGATTCTTCATCACCGGGCGTGGCCGGCGTCAACGCTCAGACAACCTCGGCCGGGGCCGCGATCGACGGCGACAGTGCCGCGCCCCAATCAGGACAGTGACGACGTCGCGAGTCCCGCGTGGTGGGGCTACGGTCGAGTTCAGTGACAGTGTCCACGTCATCCACGACTGGGCCAGATCACGACGTGATCGCAGTCGAGCCGGCTCCAAGCCGGTGAGCCGGAATGGCGTCATGGCCGTCGGTTCCTGGCGGCGGTGACGTCCGCCGCGAGATCGTTCTCCGAGGGCCCGATCCCGAGCTGATCCCGAGCGAACCGGACGGCTTGGCGGAGGGCT